AAGAAAAAGAAACCCCCCCCCAAAACGAGAAAAAGAACGAGTACAGCAGCCACATTCTTTACAATCAAAACTTCTTCTGATTGCACCATACACTATATCATCGGTCGAATTGACGGTCAAAGGAAAAAAAACGGATTCAAAATAAACCGAACGGTTTTTTATTTATCCATCGGGTTCCCAAAATCATGCAAAATCATAGCATCTAAGCCGAAAAATAGCACCGTCAGGTCATTTCGTGCCTCTTTTGCATCTTTCTGGATTGTGGACAATTCCATGTTATAAAATTCCGCAATTTCCTTTGTGCTCTTCTTTTTCTCTCTGTCAAGGTACATCATCTGAATGACTTTCCATCTGCGCTGTATAATCTCATTCGATGAGGTTTCGCACTCTCTCTGGTACACTTCCAGCATCCGGTCTACGTGTGCAAGCATAAATTTTACTGCATTGATTCCCTTTAACTGCCTATGTAACGTTTTATCTTCATCAAAGATTCTGAATCCGTACAGAACATCCATATTTACGATGCTCTCATCCACCTGCTCTGCCTCATCAATAGTGCAGACTGCCTTTTCTGCATAGTCTTTCAGCTTCGTGTAATTCTCTAACAGCTTTTTGGTATTATACAGGAGGGTTTTCTTTTCCTGCGCAATACTCTTTTTTCTTGCCTTTTCGCTTCTCTCAACTGCTTTATCGGCAGCCTCCTCACAGAGTGCTTTTATTTCCTCTTTCGTGAGTGATACTCTTCTTTCTGCTTTTCCCACTTTCTCTGACCTCCTACAATTACAGATTGACTTTTCGGAATTGTCATAATAAAATGACAGTAGTTTTTGTGTTTTATGAGCCGATTGTCAATCATCGTATTGCAAGAGGCTCTATTTTTTTATTTTCTGCGGAACATATTAGCAACCGGGCAAGTGGCAAAATGTGAAATGTACCCTACGCCGGTGGCATCCTGCGTCCCAGGCTGTACAATTTCCGCGCTTACCGTTTCACCGTTCGGTGTGACGATTCTCTCTTTTCCTTTTCCCTCTTTCGGAACCCGGTATGTTATCAGCCTTGCGTTTACTGGCATATTCTTACCGTTTATGGTCTTAATCCATAATATCTGCTGGCGGCATTTTGCACAGGTTCCAAAATTTCCACGATTCGCCTTTTTCATCCTTTATCGCCTCCTTTCCAAGGCTTGAATCTTAATCCACATACGGTGTTCCGTCAGCATTGATTCTTACTGTTAATCCGCCTTTATAAGTGTAGAAATAATGAACTCCGGTTTCTTTATCTCTATATTCTGCGGTATAAGCATAATTTTCACTCGTTAAACACTCTAATGCATCCGCTCCGTATTTGTTTTCTTCTGTATTTTCTGCTTTTTCACTAATTTTTGCGCATCCTGTAAACGTCAATACGGTAATTATGGCAATGGCCGCAAGCACTTTTATTCGCTTCATTCTCCCAGTCCCTCCGTTGCTTTCTTGACCTTTTCAACCTCTTCCAGTTCAGGAAATTCAATGGTTTTGCTCAATGCTTTTACTGCCAATGCACAACCGTTTTTCTGTTCCACCTGGTCTGCAAGGTATCTCAACGCAATTACCAACAGAGTTGCATCCGCTTTGGAATATGGCTGTATCGCTCCAATGATTTTGTTGGAATAATGCTGCAATCCCTGAATGACCATCTTTGCCGATTCTTCTCTTTTTCCATCTGCAAGGATTTCCTGTGCTCTGATAATAAAGCTATGCATTCTCTTTTCTCTCTTGAACATCTCTATTCCTCCATCGGGTCATCGTATGGGTAATCATCATCTCCCTCGCTGAATGGTAATGGCATACCACTATCGTCTGTGCTATCGTAATCGCCGCTAGGAACGTCGGTATCTGTTTCCTCATCCACATTATCGGGTACGGTCATCATACCGTCTGATTCCTCATTCGCCTGATTGTCCGGTAGGAAGTATGTAGGCTGTCCCTCAACGGCTGGTGTTTCACTATCCATAATATCTGCATCGTTCTCTGCCTGCTGCTCCATATCGAAAATGTTCATCTGTCCTCCGGTAGAAACATATTTCAGCACATATCGTTTCAGCTTTTCATCATATACCAGGCACATTCCTGTATCTCTCTTACCGTCCGCACTGTCCTTTACCGGCACAACGGTGGAAATCTTATGCTTGATAAGAGGCTTTTTGATTCTTACCGTCGTTCCATCTTCCTGCGGTACGAAATCCTCATTCAGTTCGATGCTAATTTTGAGGTCGATACTTCCCTCGTCCATATCAGACTGTTCCATCTTTCTGAATAACTTCTGCATCATCAGGTTGAATGTTTCTCTTGCCGCCTGGAATGTATCGCTTTCCAGTGTCATTTCCTCGTAATTCAAAATACTCATTTTGTTTGAATCCTCCTATGTTTTATTTGAAAATCTATTCCACAGCCCTGATGAATACCTCTACCCTCGGCGTATCGGAATAGAATTTTCTTACTTGTGTATCTACAATCGCATTATCGTCATACCACGCTACGCCATTCAGGGCGTCATATACGAGCTTTGCTACATTGTCAAGGTCCGGCTTCACTGTTGGGCGTAACCGGTGTTCCAGCATTTCCCTCTGCTTTTTCTTTGAGGTGGACTTCGGAATCGGATAATACGCTATGATTCTGATGTCAAGCGGCTTTCCCTTTTCAAATTTCCTGCCCTTTGCTGCCTCCATATAAACTGCCGCAACCTCTTTTTCGTGTTGCAGTGTATTCTTTGGTGTATATGTCTGCACGAAATTCCCTCTCCTAGCAAACTTCGGACGTTCTTTCCCGAAAGGATTTCCTTTTACGGTAAACCGAATGTTCTTCATCTCCTCCACCTCCGCTGCTATTTCATTCACTTTGCAGTTTCCTCCTCTTTCTCTCTGTATATTTTCAGGGTATAATCATAAGATTTCCCTGATTTTCTAGGGATTCTGCCCGGTCCTACTGTGTATCCGTTTTTTACCAGGATTCCAGTCATGATTGACCGGTCCTCCACTGTTGAACAAATCAACTCTGCTACTTTTTCCATCTCTTAGTCCTCCAATAATGTTATCCAGCACCCTTGGTGCTCCAAATCATTCTTATATCAGTCAAATTAAATGAAGGTACTGACTCAGATATTCTGATGTTTTTTACAGCAGAGTGTTTGAACCGGTACCTTCTTGTGTTATCATATCAAAGTTACAAGAATAGCAGGTATCTCCCCGACCAAAGTTTGACACCTGCTATCATAACAATCCGATGCACCACTACATCCTTAGACAGGGAGATGCTGCACCAACGCTATGATAACAATTACAGTACCTTTTGACAATCCGTTAAATCTAAAAACTTACGAAAATCTTATCAATACCTTACAGTTCCATCAGTTACAGTGTACCTGTGGCCATTCAGGATGTTTAACCATTCATGGCTACTATCCCCGTTCCCTCAAGAAAGATGATTCTGAAATCACTTTATCTATCTGCAGGGTTAAATGCTCTCACTGTGGTAAAACCCATGCTCTGCTTCCTTCCCAGATTGTGCCTTATTCCCAGGTATCCTTACAGGAGCAGGCTGCTATCATATCTGCTTATGAGGATTCCGGAGATTTTGAACAGATCATGAACAGAACTCCTTCTATTGATGAAAATCTTATTGCCTCCATCACCAAACGCTATATCATGCACTGGATGCAGAAGATCCGTTCCTTTCGGATTGATTTATCCTTCCCATCCCGTCTTGTAAAGCTGTGTTTTTCACTTTTTATGAACCAGTTCATGCAGATAAGACAGACCCCAAACATCTTATTTCTTACACCCACATAGCCTTACAGGAAAACTCTCCCGATCCCCTCTATACTTAAGAAAAAATGAAAGAGAGGACTTCAAATGAAACAGGAATTAGCACAGGATATCGCTTTGATGCGGTATTCCATAATCTCACCACTGATTGTTGGTCTCCCGGATGAGTACAGATCCAAGGAGGCTTACTTTCGTGCGGCCTCTGCACGTGGTGCACTCCATCCAAACGGATCCTTCATCCATCCGGCACCGACATCCATCAAACGCTGGTACCAGCACTATCAAAAGAATGGTTTTGACGCTCTGCTCCCTTCCAGCCGCAGCGACGAGGGAACTTCCAGAAAGATCGACCCTGACCTTGAGGAACAGATCCGATATCTGAAAACAACCTATCCCCGTATGTCTGCAGCTGCTATCTTCCGTCAGCTGTGCACCAATGGATCCACGAACCGTAATGAACTGTCAGAATCCACCGTAAACCGTTTCTTAAACAACCTTGCTTTAAAAGAAAAGACGACAGACAATCAGGATATGCGTCGTTATGAACGTGCCCATGTCAATGAGGTATGGTGCGGTGACAGCAGTGTTGGTCCTTACCTGAAAACAGAAGACGGCAAAAAGCATAAGGTATATGTGATCGCCCTCATTGATGACGCCAGCCGCTACATTGTTGGCATTGATGTCTTTTTCAATGATAACTTCGTCAATCTCATGTCTGTCATGAAATCAGCAGTTGCAAAGTTTGGTGTTCCAAAGTTATTCAACTTCGATAATGGCAGTTCCTATAAGAATAAACAGATGGATCTGCTTGCCGCACGTATCGGGTCTACAGTTCATTATGACCAGCCGTATACGCCAACCCAGAAGGCCAAGGTGGAGCGCTGGTTCCGTACCATGAAAGACCAGTGGATGGCAGGCCTTGATATGAGAGATTTTCACACTCTTGACAAGCTTCGTGGCAGTCTTTATACCTATGTCTCCCAGTATAATCAGAGGATTCACTCTTCCCTAAATGGAAAAAGTCCACAAGAGCGCTACTTTAGCGAGCCGGACTGTTTCCAACGCTTACCGGAAGATAAGATTGACCAGTTATTCTTACTGGAGTTAGAGCGTCGTGTTTCCATTGACTGTGTAGTTACGATTGACCACATCGAGTATGAGGTGGATTACCGTTTTGCAAAACAGCGGATCAGACTCCGTTATTCTCCTGATATGGAATCTATCTATGTCGTTGAAGCAGATGGTACGCTTACCCCGATCCGCCTTTTAAACAAGGTTGAAAACGCGGATATCAAACGTGAAAAACCACGTCTTTATGGAGGTGACGACTAATGGATTATACGATCCGCTATGGTTTGGAATTCAATCCTTTCCTAAAGAATTCCAAAGAAATCTTTGTATCAACAGACGAATCCAAAGAAGTTTTATTCCGGCTGGACTATCTTGCAAAAACAAAGGGCTTTGGACTGCTTACCGGCAGCCCCGGCCGCGGAAAAACAACCGCAATCAGGAAATGGGTACAAACCTTAAATAACTCACAATACAAAGTAGTCTATACCTGTTTTTCCACTTTTAGCCCCAATGATTTTTATCGGAATCTTGCCACGGAACTTGGTGCACAGGCCCACTATCGAAAACCAGATAACTTCCGGGTAATTCAGGAAGAGCTCACAAGGCTCTCTGTAGAGAAAAGGAAAACTCCAGTAATCATCATTGATGAAGCGAACTATATCAGTTCTGCCATTCTGAATGATTTTAAGCTGTTGTTTAACTTTGAGATGGATTCCAGGGATCGTGCTGTTGTTCTCCTGTCAGGACTTCCATCACTTAACGCCACACTTCGCCTGAGTGTGCATGAGCCATTCCGTCAGAGGATCATCATGAATTATGAACTTCCTGCATTTACAAAAGAAGAAGGCAGATCTTATGTCCTCGATAAGCTTCAAAGAGCAGGTGCAACCAGGGCAATCTTTGAAGACGCAGCACTTGAAGCCATCTTAAATGCATCTGATGGAACACCTCGTATCATCAACAATCTATGCAATAGTTGTCTTCTGATTGGAGACTCTAGAAAAAGTGACATGATTACTGCAGAGATCGTCATGCAGGCAATCAATAATAATGAGATTTAGCAGTAAAAGCAGGGCAGCCTGCTTTTACTGTATTTTCCCAGATCTCTTAATCTGCATCATTTTTTATGTCGATCAGATAACTTGCAGATGTTGGTGCAGACAATCTGCGGATGCATAACAAATAAGATCTAAATCAGGTGCATCTAATCTGCATGGAGATGGTGCATCTAATTTGAAGGACAACACAATAATCTCTTTCGCATCTCATCGTATCTATCCGCCGCCTGGTTCATCCTCCAGGATGCCCCTGCTACTCTATGCGGAAAGCACATTGCGAAAATTCTGTCATATATCCTTTTGTATCTCGTATCAATGTTTTCTTTCATATCCGTCAGCATCAAATTAGTTGTCAGAATCAACGGCTTTCCTGCGAGGTATCTGCTGTCTATCACGTTGTAAACCTTTTCCAGTCCATAATCCGTATTACGCTCTGTTCCTAAATCATCAATGATAAGCAGCTTTGCATTGTTCAGCCTGGCTATCAGCTCTGATTCCTCCACCTGTTTGTCCTGTATCATCTGTAATATTTTTACAAATGATGTCATTATTACCGGTATTTTCTGATTCAGCAGTTCGTTTGCAATGCAGGCGGCAGCATAACTCTTGCCGGTTCCAACCGGACCATACAGAAGTAATCCCTGATTGTTCCTGTACATCTCGTCAAAATTCTGCACATAATTTCTGACTATCTTATAAAGCTGTGCATTATCTTTGGTCTGCTGAAATGTGGCAAGATTGGCGTTTTTCAATCTATTCTCAATAAGACTTGCTGACCGCAAGCGTTCCATGCGCTGTAATTCCTGTCTGGCCTCTTCCTGCTTCTTTCTATCCTCTTCTGCCTTTGCCTCGCATTTGCAGATACAAGGAACCGTAATGGTTGTCCCATCGCCGCCGGGGATTTTTACTCTGGTCTGCCTTTTTCCTCTGCATTTCCCGCAATGGATAAGACCGCCCTCGATATAATCTCCCTCTCGCATCATTTCCTGCTGCGTTCCTTTTTCTCTCGCAATCCTCTCTGCAAATCCTGTGAACAATTCTGCTATTCCCTCCATCTGCTATGCCTCCAATCTATCTGAACGGGTTTCCCTCATCCTCTTGTGTTTCCTCAGCCCTATTATTTTCCTGTTTATTCAAGAAGTCCTCGAAAGGTGTATTCTCGCTAAGGAACGTCTTGGCGTGTTTTATGTATTTGCTCTCTGTTCTCTCTCGAACCAGTTTTTTCTTGTAGTTTTCAGCCGCTTCGCACAATTCATCGGGTGACCATCCATCATTGAGGCGTGCCTTGTATTTCTTATACGCTTCGCCTTTTCCGTCTTTTCTTGGGTATATTCCCCAAAATCTCTGGAAATCTGTGCTGTACTCTGTTTTCTTCGGTTTCTTTGGTAGCTCCTGCGGCACTTCCTGTTCCGGTGTTTTTTCTTTTTCCTCTATTCCGGGAATATCAAGAACCGACTGGGTTTCTTCCATACCGTCCGGTTTTTTCTGTTCTTCTGTCTGTACCTTTTTCGGTCTACCTCCCAGCTTTCCGTTTCTTCTGTTTATCTCACATCTGGCATCGTACTTGTCGCTATCTCTTTTGAGCTGTGACCGGATAAAGGAGAAAGCCATTAAAGGCAGTCCTGCCAACTCTTCACAAGGCAAATCATTCACATAACAGAATATTGCCTTTATCAGCTTTCCGGCCTCCTCATCAGACATGAGCGAGAAGTGGTCTATATAATCGTTATAAAGTTGAAAGCTCTTTTTGTCCTCTGACTTTCCCATTGTATCCGCTCCAATTTCTCTAAACTTCTGCTACAAGGTCGGCTATTCCTATCGGTCTTTTCAGGACTTTAGTTTCCCGGCAGTAATCACAGCAATGGCATCTCAAAGGTTCGATTTCTCCTCTCTTTACTGCCAGTACATGATTGATGTTTGCTTTGACAACTTCCCTCGCCTCTCTTAAGTAATTATCTTGTATGTGAATAATCTCTATATTTGGTGTTTTTTCTTTGCTAATTCCCGCAATATAAAATGGCAATCGCTTTCCTGTATTCTGATATACAACTTCCTGGTACATCGCCCCCTGTATGTCATACCCCCAGTAGCGGACGAAATCTAAATATCCTATATCTCTCACCCATTTCATTTTTGTAAGGGATTCCACAACTTTTAAATCCACTATGGCCCATCCAGGAATGTAGCTATCCATCTTGATTTTCCAAGGTGTTCCATACAATTCAGCAGTCATTATGACCTGTTTTTTCCCGGACATATATTTCATAAAGAGTTCGTCCCTTTCCGCTCTTTTTATTAAGGCGTCTGCTTGAATGTATTCCGCTTTCAGTTTCCCGTCTTTTTTGAAAATTGCCGGCTCTTCTTTTTTGTAGCTCTCCAAGGTACCCTCAAAGTACCGGTCTACATAACTGCCAATAAGCAATGCTGTTGATTTCGGCTCCTTGTATGTACCTTTGAGTTTGGCAACGGCAGCCGCTTCACAAGCTGCCTTGCCATATGTACCATTAAAGTCTTTGAATTGGGATACGGACATATATTCATAATTTGCAATATCTGAATAATAATTTTCTTCCGTTAATTGCATTCCCATTTCTTAGACCTCCCTGTACTCTGCTCCAACAAATTTGATATAATCCAAAATCTTTTTATGCTGTTCTTCGTTTCCTCTGACCTGGATTGTCCAAATCTTTTTGCCTCCGCTTAATCCCGGCTGCTGTGTTACCGGATTAGCAATCGTTCCGGTTACTGCCTGCTGATATGCGTGTCTTTCAATGCTTTCGATTGCCTTTCCCATTTCAGTCTTAGGTTCTGCAGAAGTGACAGGCTTCGGTGCTTTCTTTGGCTCCTGCGGCTGTTCTTCCTTTTTGGCAAGTGCTTCACGCTTTGCTGCCTCTTCTCTCTCCCTCTTCTGTCTTTCTCTTTCCAGAATCATTTCTTTCTGCTTGCGAAGCTCCTGGACCTTAGATAACGCCTCGGATAATACCAGATTTTTCTCATATACCTTTTTGGCATCCTCTCTGAAATCCTCCTCGACTCCATCCAAGATGTTCAGGTCGCCTTTTGTATTCTCAAGTGCAGTATTTACCGCAGTCTGCCATGTTTTCTTCGTGGTTGACTTGTTCTCCCACTTACTGTCATAAATCTTTGATTTCAGCTTAGAGGCAACTGTTTCCGGTAATTCTGTGAACGCTTCTTTCATGTATGCAAGAATTTCCTCTTTTTTCTTCTTTCTCTGCTCCTCTTCATAATCCTTTACCTGTTTTGCAATCGTATTGATAGGCTCATCAATAAGCTGTGTCAATTCCTTTACCTGTTTTTCCATATCATCGTATGGCTTCAGGCATTCCTTTTTAACTTCTTTTCTTCTTTCCTCAACGGAATCTTTTAACTTTCTAAGATATGCAACGGTATTCTTCGCATCTGCGATTGAATCATCATCATACACAATGCCGGTGTATTTCTCCATCTCTGCAGCAAGTGCCGTTTTCAATTCTTCAAAGTTCCAGTTGATTTTTCCTACTTGCTGTTTTACTACTACCTGTAATTCGTTCATTTTCTCATCCTCCTGTTATTTCCAAGGTAAATCATCTATTGCCGATTCATCCGGCATCATAAAACCCATGCCATCAGGCATCGGCTGTGGCTGTTCCTCCTGCTGCTGTTCAAAAGGAATCGCCTGCTGTGCTGGTTCTTTTGTTTCCTGCGGTTGTGGCTGTTCTTCCGGAGCAGGCTCTTTCTTCGCCTGCTCCATCTGTGCGAACACGTCAACCGGCGCACCGTTATCCGGTAATGCGGCTGTGGCTGTTCTTCCATCAATGAATACCGGCTGACCGTTTTCAAACTCCACATCGCCGCCTGCAAGATAGGCTTTCTGCTGTTCGATGTTGTCAAAATCAAGGTCAATCAGCTTGCACAATCTACGGAGGACTGTCTTTTTATACATCTCTCCTGTGCTGCTCTTCCAAGCCTGGCTGTCTTTGGCTTTGGAATATGTATTTCTGACATTCTCAATTTCTTCTACGCTCATAGTGTCATACATCATGGAACCATCCTTGAAAACCACAATCGCAAAAGCTCCAATCATTGGCTTATTTGAAAATGGCTGTGGTCTGTAAATCACATTCTGAATGCCTGCGTCCACCTCTTCTGTAAAGAAATCATCCTCCCTGACCACCTTTGCGAATATATCCTTAATCGGGTTTCTGGAAAACCTCTTGCACATCTTGATTTCGCCCTTGTAGTCCGTCTGGAAGTTAAGTTCTCCTCCATACGGAATCGCATAACATTCTCCGTTGAAATAATCCAACCCCAGATATGCCGCTTTGCACAAGCACACTGCCATTGATTCAAATGTCAGCTTGCAAAGCTCCGTCTTTTTCTTTTTGTCTTTCAGCATTTCGGAAATAACCGTAACCGTATTCAAGGCGAAACGCTCCTGATTAAATCCTGCTGGCAATGCTGCTTTGTGGGTAGTCAATTCCTTGATAATCGAACTCTGCACCCCTGAAAGCCACTGTTTTTCTGTCATTTCTGCCATCGTCTGTAACCTCCTGTTTTTGTGTTTATATATATCTCTCAAATTCCATCATCCCGGTTGAAACTTCATTTATTACATTTCTGATAAAATATTCTTTTATCACATCCGGGAGTAAATACGGAATGTAAGATTCATCCTTACCGGCTACTGCCGCTTTTCTCTCTGCGTACCGAACCAGTTCTGTAAACTTCTCGTCTGTCATGCTGTACCCTTGTTCCTCTGCGTCTTTTCTTATGCCCTCGTATAATTCCTGCATCAATCAGCACTCCTCTCATCATCCTTATGAGCCATTCAATAAAAAGCATAAACTCCGGTACTAACCATTCACCGCCTATTGCAAAATGCCCCTGCGTGTTGTATCTCACTCTGATAAGCACTCCTAACAGTGTGAATCCAACAGTTAATGCTATCCAGTGTTTCACTATCATGCGTTCCAGCATCTTTTCATTCCTCCCTGTCTATGTAAAAATCATGCCCACCATGCGAATACAGGTAATTCAGATTATCTCTGTGCCATGTGCTACTACTTTCACTCTCGAAATAGGTTGCTCCCAGGCTGCCGTCCCACTTTTCTGATACAATCATCTGCAAAGCTTCGAAGCATTCTTTGTCCGGCTCCACCTTTTGAAATCTTCCGTTTGCAACCGGTGTGAATTGCCCTTTTTCGTAAATAACATCTGATACCGTATCAGGAAATCCCTCTGCTTTTGTTCTATTCAGAACTACCAACATGACAAGAGCTTTCCCCTCCACATCTTCGCCCTCGGCTTCTGCCATGGCTATTTTGCAAAGCATATAGGCATCATCTGCATTTATTTCTTCATTCATGATTGTGCTGGTATATTCTGTCTTGAATGTTTCCTGCGGTTCCTCTGTGGTAATTGTTTGTGTGTTATCTTCAATAGAAACTTCATAACCAGATACATCCTGCGCTGATGCAGTATATCTTTGTTTCCCATGCATACACACTGTCATTTGAACTGCGGCAAACATCATCGCCGCATCAACTACAAGGACCTTAATTTTTCTTTTATGCGCTCTTTGCATTGTTATCTCCTTTCAGCGGCGTAACGAATATCCCTAAATCAAGTTCTGGCATCGACTGTACAGCCTCCAAAAGTTCCTCGTCAGAGCAAATATTAAATTCTTCTTTCAGGACTTCTTTCAGTCTGTCAATCAGTTCCATGATTTTTACTTCCTCTCCGCTATCATTCGCAGTTCTGTAATAGCCTTGTAAACTCCGTCTAAAGACTGGACCATTTCTTTTAGTTTTTTTCTCTCGGCTGCCTCAACCTTTCCGTCCTCGGCAATCCTCAATAATGTTTTTTGGATTTTGTCGATTTTCTCATCCTCCAACCCTGAAAGCATTCTTACCGTAATGCCCTCTATGTTCCCTGCCTCTGTTGCTATTGGCAGTTCCTTTCCTATCGGACATTCACTCTTGCAGTAGATGCATTTCAGCTCTGGTGCGTTGTACACCTCCGCCATCATCACAACCACATCTACAGGAATGTTTTTCGTTATTCCCAATTCGTAATGTGCAAGGGTTGATTCGGAAATCCCAAGTATTTCAGCCGCCCCGGCTCTGCTGTTCAATCTCTCATTATGTATTGCAGCTCTTTTCCTGCACTCAAAATACACGTTTTCGTTCATATCCTGTAACCATCCTCTATGTCAGTTCTCTTCGCTTTGCCCTATACTATTAGCAGGTTGATAAATGGCATCGTAATCATTGCTGATTCCCAGGCAATCGCTCACTTTGTTTACTGCCGGTTGGCTGTAAATCCTGCCGTTAATAATTGAGGATAAATATGGTCTTGCCAGCCCGGTTTTTGTTGCCAGCTCGGACACATCCATGTCCTTGTCAATTAAGGTGTGCTTTACCAACTTGCACCAAGGCGGAAGTCTTTTCTTCATCTCGCACCCTCCCTTTCTCGGTTCCGCTTATTCTTTACTTTTGTAAGGTTCTCATGTAAAATAATGAGTATGTAATCTTTATTTCATTCTCAAATGCATCTTACATTGGTAACTATAACTCATAGTTTTGAGTAGGTCAACCCCTGTAACGCATTTTTTTGAGTTTTTATTTTAGGAGGTCATTATGTTATACGATAGATTTCGTGAAGCCTGCGAAAAGCGAGGCACTACAATAACACAAGTTCTGCGTGATATAGGGCGTGCAGAGGGAAATACAGGGAGCTGGAAAGCAGGAAAATCCCCGAAACTGGACATTGTTATGGAAATGGCTGAACACCTCAACATGACATTGGATGATTTTGTATATGGCGATAACCCACCTATCGCAAAACCATCAACACAAAATAGTGAGTTATCCAATATGGAGCAGGAACTTCTTGAGGTTTTCTCCCACATACCGGCGGACAGACAGCAACTGTGCCTGGACTTCTTACGCACTCATA